AATAACTTGTATACAATAACAATTAAACATAAAGACGTCGGTGCGAAAGTATACGACGTCTTTTCTATTGAAGAGGCAGATGAAAAAGGAATTGACTACAAACACTGGAAAGAAGCCAAACAGGGTGAATATGGGGCTAGCGATGATGGGTATGTGTCAAAAGTTATTAAAAGGAAAACCTATAATAACAAAAATAAACCTATGGACTATATTAGGTTTGCTTGGGGTTATACCTTTTATAATCCTCGCTACAATGGCAAGCCTCTTAAAGCAGCTGGTAGAAAAAGTAATACTACATTAACAGGTAAAAGTTATATAGAAGCACATAAAAATAGCCAAATCATGCGAGATTTAGCTATGGCAGCGGCACATTTTGCAAAGCCCGATAAAGTAATAGACCAAGTTTTAGGTAAAGATATAGAAGATTGGGAGCGCCGCAAATGGAAAAGAACCATGAAATCGGAGGTATTTCAAAGTATGAAAAGAGAAGAATTAGCTAAACGATTACAAAAACACGATCTTACAGAAGATTACACTTTAGAGTTATTGCAAGATGGTATTAAAATGGCTAAAGAAAAGAAAGACGTTCCAAGTATAATGAGAGCGGTAGAGAATTTGCAAGATATGCATGGAATGAAAGACAAGCATCTTGTTAAAACTACTGAAAAGCTCGAAGCTACATCTAGCACTAAACTATTAGACGAAATTATAGAAGAAGAAAAGTCAATAGGTTTAGAGAGAATAACTCAAAGTGAAGCAGAATAGTTACGAAGAGCAATATGCTCAAAAACAAGTATTAAGTAGACTATATAAAAATATGGCCCTATTTGGGCGAACATGTTTTCCGACTGCACTCCATAAAGAGATACCTCCCTTCCATTCGGAAGTTTACTCATCCTTAGCAGGTTCCAATAAAAGAGTAGCGATAGCTGCTCCAAGGGGAACTGCGAAAAGCACGACAACCACACTTGTATATCCTTTATGGAGAGCAGCATTTAAAAAAAGCAATGAAGATCTTTTTATAGTTATAATATCAGAATCACAAGCTCAGTCTATTAACTTCCTTAGTCGTATTAAATACCATTTAGATAATTCTGAGGTTTTTCACGATTTATTTGGAAATTTAGGTAGTGCCACAGCTGAAAGATGGACGCACACAGACATTATCTTAGCTAATAATACTCGTATTGTAGCTGTTGGAACGGGTCAGCGTGTTAGGGGATTTCTTCAAGGAGACACTCGTCCTAACCTTATAATTGTAGACGACTTTGAATCAGAGCTAAATGCAGCCACTCCAGAAGCTAGAGCTAAAAATAAGAAGTGGATGACCGAAGCGGTTATTCCGTCATTGTCTGATGACGGCAAAATCGCTATGATTGGTACAGTTATATCAGAAGATTGTTTTTTATATTGGATAAAAGAATCAGCTTCTTGGAAGGTCTTATGGTATTCTATATGGGATGAAAACGAAAAGAGCCTGTGGCCACAAAGATTTCCAAAAGAAAGAATATTGCAAATAAAAGACGAATTTGCAAGTATAGGTAATATCAACGGATTCTATCAAGAGTACATGAATATTGCCCAAAGTCCAGATGCGGCACCTTTTAAGCCTGAATGGATTAAAATGCATCATTACGACTATGAAAGAATTAATGGGCAAAATTGTTTAGTTCAAGATTTAGGGGATGAAAAAAAGATAATCCCTATAGAAATATATGCTGGAGTAGATCCAGCTAGTAGTTTATCTATAAGAGCTGACTTTTTTGTAATAGCTATGATAGGAATAGATAATGAGAACAATAAATACGTTATCGATATCTTTCGAGAAAGAATTAATCCGTCGTTGCAACCGCAAAAGATTATTGATTATTATAAAAAATATAGGCCAAGACGAGTTAAAGTTGAAACAACAGGCTATCAAGAAGCGTTAAGAACTGGTACACGGGAATTAATGAGAGAGGAAAATCTATATATTCCAGGGTTAGAGGCTGGTGTAAAGCCTAGGACAAAAAAATCAGAAAGACTCCTCTCTCTAGTTCCTATGTTTGCAAGAAAACAATTTCATTTTAGACCAGAAGATATAGCTGGGCAACAAGAATTTTTATCATATCCAAAAGGACAGCATGATGATGTTATGGATGCAGTATGGACTGCATTAGATGGAGCAAAACCATGTAGAATAGTACCTGATGATTTTGACTCAAGTGAAATAAAAGATAATATAAAGAAAAAATTCCTTGATTGGATGACAATGTAGGAGTATATTAAGCTGATGGCATACACTGAAAAAGGCACTAAAGGCAATAAAAAACTAGTAGATGAGACTCAAAGACTGTTTCACATATACAGATCTGAGCGAGATACCTGGGCATCCAATGTAAAGCAAGATAAAGAGTTTAGACTAGGTCGACAGTGGACTAAAGAGCAAGAAGATACTTTAAAATCTAGAGGGCAAGCTCCTATAGTAGTTAATCGTATACATCCAGCTGTAGAAGCTGCAAAAGCTATGCTTACAGCTAATAGACCTTCGTTTAGATGTGCCGCAAGAGAAGATTCAGATAATAAAGTTGCTCAATTAATGAGCGCTTTACTTGCATATGTATATGATGTTTCAGATGGACGTCAGGTAGTTAGGGAAACAGTTGACGATTATTATGTATGCGGTGTTGGTTACATGCAAGTATACCAAGACCCAATGAAGGATAATGGAAAAGGTGAAGTATGCATACATAATATTGACCCTTTAGATGTATATGTAGACCCTAATTGTAGGGATAGGTTTTTTGACGACGCTGAAAATGTAATGATATCTAGGCTTTATACAAAGGAACAAGCACAAAAAATGTGGCCTATGTATGAAAAAGCTATTAAAAATGCTGGAGCAGGTCAATATAGTCAAGGATTTGAAGCACCTGTATCAAATAGAGCTGATTCTGATAATTTAGTTACTTTCCCAGAAGATGTAGGTAAAGTAGCTGAACAAGAATATATTAGAGGTTACGAAAGATACGAAAAAGTAATGGTTGATAGATATCGAGTCTTTGAAACTTTTTCTGGTAAAGAAGAAATGCTCGAAAAAGAAGCGTATGAATTATACACAAAAAAACCAGCATGGATAATAGAAGGACAAATTTTTACTACAGAAGAAGATGTCCAAAAGATTTTAGAGCAATTAAAGCAACAAGCAATGCAACAAATGCAAATGCAAGCGCAAGAAATGGCTCAACTTGGTTATGGTCCAGATGCTATACCTCAAGAACCAGCAGAACCTCAAATTCAGCAGGTTACTTATAAAGATTTAATAGAACAAGGAGCAATTAAATCAGTAGAGGTAAATGTTTGCAGAATAAAACAATGCGTAATAGTTGGAGATCAATATTTATACAGCAGAATATTGCCTATAGATAAATATCCAATTGTTCCTTTTATGAATATACATACTAGAACACCGTTCCCAGTAAGTGATGTTAGGATGGTACGAGGTATGCAAGAATATATTAATAAAACACGTTCTTTGATAATAGCACATGCAACTACTAGTACAAATACAAAAATACTTGTACCAGAAGGCAGTGTTGATATGGCAGATTTTGAAGAAAAGTGGGCTCAGCCAGGTGTAGCTATACCTTATGACCCTACTGATGGAGCTCCAGTGCCTGTGCAACCATCACCATTGCCAAATGAATTGTATCAAAATGAGATGACAGCTAAAAATGACATTGACCATCAATTAGGTTTATATGAAATGATGATGGGTAATAGTCAAGCTGCTCCTCAGACGTAAAGCTACTATATCTATTGATGAATTTGGACAAAGAAAAATGAAGTCTAAATTAGCAGATATAGAAGCAGGTCTTACAAGAGTAGGCCAAGTAGCAATACCATTGATACAGCAATTGTATACACAGGAAAAGATTTTTAGAATTGTTCAACCAAACAATTCTATTGACGAATATGTTATTAACAAAAGATTAGTTGATGATAAGTCAGGAGAGATTAAAGTACTTAATGATATTGGCGTAGGACTATATGATGTTATAGTTGTAGCTGGTAGTACATTACCTTCTAATAGATATGCAGAGCTTGAGTTCCATATGGATGCCTATAAAAATGGTATTATTGATAGACAAGAAGTTCTAAAGAAAACAGAAGTATATGATATTGAAGGTGTAATGCAGAGAACTGATATGATACAGCAGTTAGAAGAAGCATTAAAACAATCTCAAGAAGAAATTAAAAAACTCAGAGGAGATCTTCAGACGAGAGACAGAGAATCTGTTAACCTACGTAAGAAGGTTGAAGTTGAGAAAGCAAAAGGGAAGCTCGATCAAGTTACTAACAAAGCAAAAGCCGCAGGTACTGTATTTGAAAAACGCTTGGACGATACCTTCTCTAACATCAAAAACGAAATAGCTCAGGCTATGAAAGACAGAGACAATGCTTCACCCGAGAAATCGGCAAGCAAGAAAGGAAAAGGTAAGAAAAAATGACAGACGTACAACAAGATACCCTTCAAACAGCTAATGACAATGACGGCTTTTCAGACGTTCAGCCATTAGGCAGTGAAGGCTCTTCGAATCTATCCGTCGAGGATGCATTTTTTGGAACTCAGGAAGAGGCTCCAGTAGAAGGACAACCCTCGCAACAAGAAACTCAACAGGTAGAACAGCCAACACCAGACCCATCTAACGATGAAAAACGGTATCAATATTGGCAATCTAGAGCTGATAAGCTTCAAAATGAAATAGAACAAATGAAGCAACAGCAAATGCAGCAACCTGTGCAACCTCAGCCTCAAGCTGAGCCACAGCAAGCTCCAACAATGGATGAGTTTCCACCAGCACCTGATAGACCTATGAAGCCTCGTAACTTTAGTAGGGCAGAGGCATACAGTGATCCAGACAGCGAAAGCGCAAGATACTTAGATGAAATGGACGATTGGAGAGCAGAAACAGATGAATACAATTCATTAAAAGCTGAATACCAAAACGCCATGGTTCAAGAGCGTATTCAAGGAATTGAGCAGCAACGACTAAATGAAATTAAGCAAAAAGAAGCTTATAATCAACAAATGCGTCAAGCTCAAGAAATAGACCAGTATGTTCAAGGACACTATGGATTAAGCGCAGAAGAATCTCAACAATTTATGAAAGAGATGTCTGATCCAAAATCATTATCAATGGATAATTTGGTACAATTATGGCGACTAAAGCAGTCTGCGGGTAACACTCAGG